ACAATCGAGTCTTGGAGATGAGATTTGATAATCGGCAATTCGAGAGTGGAGTTGCAACAACATTGTCTACTCTTGATAAGCTTAAACAGAAACTTAATTTATCTGGTGCCTCCAAAGGGCTTGAAGATGTAGGAATGGCTGCGAAAGGCATAGATCTATCTGGACTTGGGGCAGGAATACAAACCGTTCAAGCAAAATTTTCAGCACTTGGAGTTATGGGTGCTACTGTGCTGGTAAATCTTACAAATCAGGCGTACTCGG